TCTTCGCTTACGTACTCAACTGGTCCAGTATAAACATCGAATAACTGAATACTTTTAATTTGACTTGGAGTAGTTCCGGTTGGGAATTTTCTCATGTCAATACGTAAAGCACTAACTCCTGCAGAATAACTGTTTGGAGAAACATATGCCCATTCTACTTGACCCCATACAGTAGTAGCGTCTGCTGCTCTCCAAGTTGGTAAACTCATCCATCCACCACTACCGGCTGTGTACGTTGAAGGCAAAGTCATTAAGGTATCTTTTCCTGCAACTTGACCTAACAGTCTAGGTAAATCTCCTCCGTCTATTGCTTTATTTCTATTAATATCCGCTGCGTATAACGATTGACCTGTATTTAAGTTAATGCCTTTTGTAGGTGTAAGACCCATAGAAGTAAATTCTCCTTGAGCTGTAGTAAAATCTGATATGGTTATGGCGCTGTTATATATGTCGTATATTTTATCCATATCGTGCATCAAACTCACATCGTATACTGTGTTAGCCTTCAATAAAGCTTGATTAACGTCTACGCTTCCATCTGCTAATACTGGAAATAACTGACCTTGATTTGTAGCAGTATCTCTAAATGAAACTTTCAAAGCAGAAAGATTGTATAAGTTAGAGTTCAAATCAACTTTAGCCGATACGTACTTACCAAAGTTTTGATTCATTGTAACTGCTGTTGATGTAGGAGATTCCATTATAGTAGCCTCTTGAGCTCCAGCGGCATTCCAACCTGCAACAAAGTTTAATTTAATTGGATTAAATGTATATGCAGTAGAAGCGGCTTTTAGTCTGAATACGAATACGATTAACCTATCGTAGCTTGCATACGGCATTGCGTTTGCAGTGGACCACGTTAATGTTGTTCTTAAAATAGCATTTTGGCCTCCAACTCCGTTGTAAGTATAACTAGAATACTGGTAGTTAGCTGTACCATTAGAGGTATTGTTAGCGCTATTACCAGAAGTTACAGAGTTCCAAGTGTAATTAGTATAATTGTAGTAAGACAGGTTAATTGTAGATCCTGATGGTAGTATTCCACCATTTCCGCCTGTTCCTGTATGGTTAACTGATACTAATTCAAAATTGGTTTGATCGTATTGCATATCAACCAATATTTGACGAGTCGTGTTATTACTATTACCGTTAGCTTGAACGATGTACTCGAATGTACCACCTCTATCAAGAGTGGCTCCACCTACAGAAGGCAGCGCTCTAAATTTGATTTGAGCAAAAGAGGAAAGGGATATCATCATCCCTAAAAACAATAAGATTTTTTTCATAGTTTAAAGTAGTTTATTCACAACCTGAACGCATGTCTTTTTTAGCGCGTTCCTCATAACGGTTGAGTTAAACTCTCCATTCTCTGAAATCAATAATGTTGATGTAGATATTTCAGAAGACTCGTCGGTTACCAACTCCTTTTTAACAACTTTACCTGATTTGTCTATTAACTTACCAAGCATTCTAATAACTACTGCATTTTCGTCCTTGTGAAAAATAGATATATTGGTAGCAGTTTTCTGCTGGTCCATATACACGATCTCCACGTCGACAAAAAGATCAGCATCTTCTTTGTTAACTAATGAATAACCTTTGTCCTGTAAAACCTCTTGAATTATATTTTTGACACCGAAAGTCAGGTTTTGATTTCCTGTCATTGGGCCCATTCTAACGCTATTTCTAACTGTGTTTACCGAAACCTTTGATTTTGCCTCTTGAGATAAAACAAAAAGAGGACACAATAATAGCAGTAGTAGTGTATATCGCATAAAATGGCTTTAAAGCGAAACTGCTTCAAAACCATTTGTAGATAAATATGTGGTGTTAGCCTATTGTTCTAAGTAATTGAGACAATTGTCCCTTTGGCATGGGTCCTGTATGGCGATATAACGCTTTACCCATTTGATCTGCTATAACGATGGTAGGCACAGAAGTAACGCTATACATTTTGGCCAAAGCAGGATCTGCTTCTGCATCTACGTAGTTAACTTGAATGCCAAGCTCCTGTGAAACTTGTTGAACTACCGGTTTAAACGCTTTACAAGGTCCGCACCATGTAGTAGAGAAGTATATTATCTTTTTCATATTAATTGATTTTTAATTAGTTTTCCAAAACTGGTACCAACTCTTTTTTGATGTCTTTGGTTCTTCGAATGGATTGGTGTTATCGTGAATGTTTACAACGCTTCCGTATTTTACCATCATCATCCTCATGAATAGCAAATGATACTCTTTTGGTATCTTTTCAAAATCTGCAGATATGATAATATCCAAATCTTGGCCTTTGCTATCTCCTGTCAACAATCTCAACTTATCTCGCATCTCGACAGTATGGGTAGTTTTCATAGTTAGGTGCTGTCCATCGCCTATATGAAATTCTGCTTCTTTTTTCATAGCACTAATATAACCTTTTTTCTGGAATTCTTAATGTTTAAATTTGAAGTGAGTTAACTTCTTAACATCGTCTAGAGCGACTTTATGACTTTCCAATCCACTGGGCTTGTCTGTGGTGTTATTGAAAACGAAAGCCATGTACTCTTTGGTCTTTTTGATATAGATCACCTTCCAACAAATTGTAGGAACAGATACTCTACCAATTTTTTTGGCTTCTCCTATATTTCCTGCCCATACGTGAATGCTATCTTGTTCTAGAGCCAAAGTTCTTGTTAATGTTTCAAGCGTCTTCCAATCTCCAGCGTTTAGACTGTGATACTGCGGTGACATATTAGTAAAGTAGAAACATTCTGTTTGTACCTCTGCTCCTGAACATAAGTTATCAGCTGCAGGACTCATATGGCCGCGATCTGTCCCTGATCCAATATAATCTTTCGCTATATCTGACTCTTCTTTGATTTGAGGATCTGGTGCGAATTGATCTTTTCTTGCTAATGGTGTAGGGCATCCAATTTTTGCTTTGGTTGCGTACCACTCTACTAATACAGGATACTTCTTTGATTTTGAATAAACTGTTGTGTACTCCTTGTGGTGTATTCTAACTGTGTCTTGGGCGTTTACTGCTAATGCGAATAGTAAACAGATAAAAAATATGGCTTGTTTCATGTATATAAATATACACGGCCGCTATCTTCTACGCATATAGCGGTCATGTTTTCAACCCAGTCCCCGCTGTTTAAATAACGCTTACCGTTTATCATTCTGTCTTCAGGTTGGTGTATATGTCCACACATTACTCCGTGACAGCCTTTCTTGGCGGCCATGGATAGCGCTGTAACTTCAAAATCGTTAACGTAATTGGTTGCAGCTTTTACTCCGCTCTTTATCTTTTGTGAAATTGATTGATAGGGCAGTTTTCTCCAAACTCTATATTTGTTGTACCATCTATTTAACCACAAAGCAAAATCGTATCCTACAGCTCCTATCTTAGAAAGCCACTTGTACTTTGTTATAAAAATATCAATAATGTCTCCGTGGAAAACATAGTAGCTCTCCATAGTGTTACGTACATTGAGAACATAGTCTTCTCTAATTTCGATTCCTCCAAAATGGTTTCCCATAAATTCGTGTAAGAATTCATCATGATTTCCTCTGATCCAAACGATCTGTGTTTTGTTAGATAATTTTAATAACTTAGATATTACTTTTGTGTGTTGTTTTTTCCACTTAGCGCCTCTATTCAAAGCCCAACCGTCAATGATATCTCCATTAAGAATTAGTAGATCTGTTGGATGCTTTTCTAAAAACTCCATGAACTCTTCGGCTTTAGAATCTTTAGTTCCTAAGTGTAAGTCTGATACAATGATTGCTTGATACTTCATGACCAGTAGTTGTGGTGTTGTTTAAAGAATTCTGGATTGTTTCTATTCACATAACACTTGATCATTAACCAAAACATGTAGAATACTCCCTTATTTTTAAACCTTCTAGCCGAAGTATAGACGCCTTCTGTTTTGTGTATTTTGAATTTTTTAGAATCTACTAAATGGGATACAGAGTAGTCTTCAGCAAACAGCTCTTCTGCTTTGTATCCTCCACATTCCCAATAGGCTTTTGTATTCCAATATTGAAATCCACCAACAGCGAAAGGCGTTCCAAGCTTAATACTTAGAAGCTGAAATAAATCGAATAGCCTAAAAATCCAATTCCATTTTTTTTCTGTAACGAATGGAACTGTAATTAAATGCTTATTTTCTTTGCATATTTTTTCTAGCAGATCTTTCTCTTTAAGCATTATGTCGGAGTCTAAAAATAGAATATATGGAGTGGTAACTAATTTACTGCCCTCTAATCTCGCTTTTGCTGGATATCCGCCTTTTATGATTTCTATATTTACAGAGTATTTAAAATCCATTTCTGTTCTCCATAACCACCACATGGATTCCTCTTCGTCTGAATTATCCGCTATTATGATTCTCGTTGAGTCGATATTTTTTTGCATACATATCAAACCTAAGCAATCGTAAATGTTTATTCCTTCATTTTTACAAGGAATAACAATGGTCAATATATCTTTTAGCATACCAATAAATAAAAAACCCCTATAAAACTAGAAGGTTTCAATGTTATCTAATTATTAACTACTCGGTTTCTTTTTCGTAGAAGTTTTTTACTTGCTCGTAGCACTTTGCATTGTTATCTTTTAAATACTCCAAAGTTAATTCGTATCTTCCGTTTGCAGTTTGAGATTGGAACAATTCGTCCGTTAAACTATCGACTAATTTGTCTTGTTTTACCGCTACAGTTTTTAGCTCTGTAATTTTTTCGTTCTGAGTATACATTGTGTATAAAAATAACGCAACACTAAATGTTGTTAAAAATGGTTTGATGTACTGTTTCATATTTTTTATTTTAATCCCACCAATTGCGAAGATCAGTTCCATCGAACTTTTCCCAAGTGGTAAATTTGTTTCCTTTAATAATGGTCCACAATTCTTTCCACTCCTTCGCTTCTAACTGATGTGCTTGCTTAAATACTTTTCTACCATGTTTCTTTTCTTCTGGTGTATCGTTGTCTATCAATTCGTAATTTCCACCTTCTAATTTTTTCCAGTTTTTTTCGTCTAAAAAATTTGTATAGTTTACTGGTCCCAACTCAGCTTCAACTCTTTCTAAGTAATCATCGTCCAATTTGTGTTTAATTAATTCTATTGCTCTACGTATTTGTTTTACTTTTACATTTCTAGTCTCTGCTACTTCCATGCCTTTCTTACTCATGCCCTCTTCCATAATAACCAAAGAGCGATAAAGCATTTCTAAAGTAAAAGTGTAATCCCACCAATCGTGACTGTACAACTCTTTTCTAAATTTCCAAATGTTCTTAAAAAAGGTTGGTATGCCTCTTGTAAGCACTTCTTTTGCTCTATATATTGTGTATTGTATGCTCATATTAATGATAAGTTTTTCATTCTGCGCTCTCTGGTCAGCTGCTTTACGTGAGTGTATAATTCTAAAGTAGTACCGTCAAAGTCTTCCATAATCAGCTCTAATTCATCACCAGATATACCGAAAGTGCCTTTAAAATCCCGCTTCATCTTTCTTAAGATTTCTTTCTCGTCTTTAGCATAATCGTCCATCAGTCTTTTCCATCTGGATCCGAATAAACTTCTGTGCTCTAATTGATCTTCGTAGAATCTTATGTCTTTGATTCTGTCTTGTAGAAGATAGTTTTCCATTTCTGCTTGATAGTAATAATCAGAGTGTTCGTAGTCACCGTTAACTATTTTATCGTATAGCGGAGATCTTTCTGGTAAAGTCTGTCTAGATTCGTAACGTCTCCACCACACAAACTGACTGTATCTTTTTGGAATCAACTTAGATAGTTGCTCTTCTAAAAACTCTCGTGCTAATTTTGTTGCTATCATAACTTTTATTTTAACATGTCATAATGTCTTGGATAGATGTGTAAGTTAGTTACCATCCAATGCATTTCTCCTACTGAAATATCTAACTGAAACGCTACCATCTCCATAAGCTTGGCAAATGTGTACTGATCGTTACAGAAACCGAAAACTAAATCGATAGATCTTGCGAATACTGTTAAATGTAGCTTATCGTCTTTTATATAGAAGTTAAGTACATCGTTACAAGGCGTATCGTATTTATATCTATCCAATTCGTTTATATCGTAATGTACAACAATTGCTCGTCTTGTTTCTTTATTAGTTTTGAGTTCTTGTATTACTCTTGATAGTTGATAGTTCTTGTTCCAAAAGTAACCGTAGTTAGAGTTAACTTCTGTTGTGCCTTCTACCATCATCTGTTTCCATATCTTAGCACGTTCACCTATTTCGCTAGCATCACGATCTCCTTTAAGATACCAATTCCATTCGTACTCAGCATAGTCTTCGTTGAACTTACGTTGAGGTGTGGTAACAGTTTTGTTACTTACATCTTGTAGTGTAAATGAAACGTTGAACTTAGCTTTAGTACCAGCGAATGATTCTCCGTTGGCGTTAATGTCGCTAAATAGTAATTCGAATGCGTCTGTGGCGTTTTTATATATCATATTTTTCTACTTCTATAAACTTTGATAAAAATTCAATTGGTTTTAAATCTCTGTAGCCTTCTAAATACACTACACGTTTAATACCTGATTGGATAATCAATTTACAACAATTTTGACACGGGGATAAACTTAAGTATAGGGTGCTACCGTCTACTGCGTTACCGCTTTTGGCTGCTTTCAATATGGCATTCATTTCCGCATGGATAACTTCTTCTTTGGTAACATTATTTTCTTCGCAACCATTGTCCATTCCAGCCGGTGTGCCATTATACCCAAAACTTATTACGTTACCGTCCTTCACCAACACTGCACCTACTTTTGATCTGGTGCAGTGCGATAAAGTTCCGACTTCTTTTGCGATGTTGATAAATGTCTTATCTAACTTCTTTTGTTTGTTCACATTACTTATTTAGCGTTTTTGTCATATCTAAAGAAAAAAACCACCTCCACCATCCAAAATAAAATGCATAGTGGTATACGCCTTTTGGAAATATATCAAGATTTTTATTTTTAAAAAACCTAATTATAAAGAAAGGCAAAATATCCCTTCTCATTTTTTTTGATCCTTTATTGAATTGAAATTCCCATTTATACATAACTATATTTTTTTGTTTTATAAACCTGTTGATCCGAATCCACCAGCTCCTCGCTCTGTGTTTCTGTCTGGTAACTCTTCTAATACGTGTACGTCCATATAACTTACAGGAATCAAAACGAACTGAGTTAACTTTTGTCCTGGTTTAATAGTTGTATGAGATCTTCCTACGTTGATTAAATGCAGATGAATTTCTCCTTCGTAGTCTTCGTCAACTACGCAAGCTCCAACTGATAAATTTTGTTTTGTCGCAACTCCTGATTTGTTAAATGCGATTAGTGCATAACCTGATGGAACGTGAGCTCTGATACCTGAAGGAATTAAAACTGCTTCTCCGGTGTGGATAGTAGTTTCTTGAAAATCTTCTGGTACGTAGAAGTCTAAACCCGCTGAAAGGTTAGTTCCTCTACTTGGTGTTTTTACGTTTCTTGTCTTTTGAATGTTCATTCTGTACATTGTTTTGAAAGTCATTTAGTGATGCAATATATGCAACTAAATCTAAATAATTGTCTTCTTTGTAATTATAAGATGCTCTTGATAACTTTAGGGCCATCATACAATTGTACATGTCAACTGTAGTGATTTCCTTTCTCGATAATAGAGACGCAATCTTGGCAGCTTCTTGCATGCCTTCTTGGAAAGGACCGTAAAGTCGCTCTTTTTCTTCGTTTCTTTCGAATACGATTTCGTTTGCTTTTAATAGTATATTCATGTAGTAAATATAATTGATCTATTTGAGATATTAAAATCCACGTTCTAAGTCTCTCATATCTCCCCAAACTCTTTGGGAATCAATGGCTTTCATATCGATATCCACCACTCTTTTTTCTATTTGAGCATCGGCACCAACGTTTATAAAATAAGCACCTGGTTTTCCCTTTGTTTTAAATGCTTCGAACGCTTTTGCATCGTAAGTAGCCGTGGTAGGAAATGGAGGTAATTGATCTGGTCTTACTGGTTTTAAAAATGGTATAGTTGCGCTTTCTATAATTGCTCTACCGATTTCACCTTTCTTTAAATTTCTCGCAACAGCAATACCGTAAGCTGCAGCGTTTGGCCAACCGATTTGTAAACCTCTAGTCATAGTGCCTGTTGATACTGCGCACCAAAATTCTGGTGGCTCAGGTAAACTATTTGCAAAATTGACAATTCCTGCTGTTACGCCTGGCATACCTGATAATCCGAAAGTTAGGTACTGCGCTCCGTACTTCTCTGCCCACTTCTTTGCATAAATGTTAATAGTTGGCATCGCAGGAGTTTTAACGAATCTTAAGTCAGCTCCATACGCTTTTACGACTGCTTGGTGTTTTGATACCTCTTTAGAAGCTGGTGCAAAGAACACCGATTTCTTACCGTACAGCTGTGCTAAATTAGCGATTGCTTCTGGAGCGTGACCGACTCTTGGAGCTACGTAAACGAAAGTATCTTTAGGACACTCAGCAATTACCTTCTCTGCGGCAAATGCTTTGAATCCTGCTAAAGATAGATCGCATCTGATAATAAATTTATCTTCGAATGGCTCAACAACTACTTTAGGCATTTTCGATACAAAATCAGTACCGTACATGTCTAAATAATATTGTTTCGCTTGTTCAACTGTCATCCCGGCTGGGATGTCTTTGTTGGACCTATCTTCTGTTACTTCATATTGCATAACTTTTTTTTATTTATTTTTTTCTTTCTTCTGAAGTTCCTTACTTAAGTTGCTAATAGGAATTGGTGTTCCTACAGGGTAAGGAGATCCTTCTTTAGCCGCAGTTATAGATGTCATTCCTGATTTAACTGGAACTGCTATACGTAATGGAACTGCTGCTTCGTTAAGTGGTCCGTATACTTTTGCTAATACAATACCTGAAGCGGTTGTATCAAAGATAATACCTGGCATAGCAAACATATTACTTTCGCTTGTGCTTGGAGAATCTAAGTTTACAACAAACGAACGATTTACTGGTGGTAATAATTGCCACTCTTTAGTCGATGGATCGAATTGAGGTACTGAAGTTGCTGAATCGTAATACCAAAAGAAAGACCATACTGTTTTGTCAGTTCCGTCTGGAGTTTGTGGGTTTTGGCCTACGTTGAATTTTCCGTAAGTTCCGCTAACGCCTTCCATTAATAAATTTGAAAGAGACGGTCCTGTTAATACTGGACATACAGCACAACCTTCGTTATACTCTACGCCTTGAACTATAATCTTTTTTCCAGTTGGAACTGCTGCTGATGCACCGCAAAATGCGAAAGCGCCTTGGTGAAGAGCTGCGGCTTTATCTAATTTAATTTCTTGATCTGCTTCATTTTGTGTGTTACAGCTAAATAATACCGTTAGTAGACTGACTACTATGATTGACATTTTTTTCATGTTTTTGTTTTTAATAATTATTTTAATATATCTGATAAGTAAGGATACTGCTTTGGTTTCAAATGCACGGACTGCTTCATTTCTAATATATCTAGCATTTTAGTGCCGTCTTCATCGATCCACTCTGATGGCCACTGAATTACTTCTAATCCTGAATTGTTAATAATTTCGTTTGCAATTTCTCTTACTTGCATTCTTTCAGCTCTTGTACCAAAGAATGGTTGCTTCTTGTACAAACCAGTTCCAGGAATTTTTCTTGATTCGTGTTCTACTGGTAATAGTTCAACTAATGTTGCTTTCTTTAATTGTTTCGCAAATTCTACGTATCTGTTAAATAGATCTGCTGTAGCTTGTTGTGGATTATCTTGTCTCATTAAATGAAAACGTAAATCTATATTACCGAAGTATAATATAACTTCGTCGAATCTGCTATTGATCTCTTCTACCGTTTCTCTTTTTAGGAATCCGTGTAAAGTTCTACCAGCAGTAAAATCCAAAGAGTGTCCAGGTTTCCACACTGATAAAGCGTGAGAATCTCCAACAACGCCTTTTCTACTTACTAAACCGTGAGCTAAAAAAGTGTTGTACCAAGATATTGTATTTGTTTCTGGAAATGTGCCTTCTACTTTTAATCTTTGGTTGAACTTATTGAAGTCGAATATACTGTTTGAATATCTTAGCTCGCCTTTAAATTCGGCAATAGCTTTCATTTTTTCTGTGTGAAGTGGTTGAGGTCCACCAGGAACGTTAAAAGATCCCGCTACGAAATTAACTCCTTCGCAAATATAAAGCAGATCGTAAGTCCCCCACGTTGATGGTGGAGGATTTACGTCTACAGTATCGTTAGCATTTTCGTCTTTCAACATTTTTGATTGTATAAGTCCGTACGCTCCACCCTGTGAGTTAAACGTTGAACCTACATTTCCCATCATTGATACTAATCCAATTTTCATAACTATATTTTTAATTTATTACATTCCCATACCCATACCCATCATTGGGTCTTGAGTTTTTTCTTCTTTGTCTTTCTTTTCGAATACAACTGATTCTGTGGTTAGAATAGTTCCTGCTACAGAAGCTGCGTTTCTAAGCGCTGTGATAACGACTTTGGCTGGATCAATAATACCTGCGTCTAAAGCATTAACAATCTTGTGATTCTTGGCATCGTACACTTCACCTTCGTTAGGAATTTTAGTGTACCAATCTTGAATTCCTGCATTTTCTAAGATCTTCTTGAATGGACTTTGAATCGCTTTCTGAACAATTCCATAAGCAATAGCATCGTGGATAGTCTCTTCTGGATGATGTTGAATAGACGCTTGGAATAAAGCTGAACCTCCGCCTGCTACTATACCATCAGCTAACGCTGCTTTAGTTGCATATAAAGCGTCTTCTACTCTATCTTTCTTTTCTTTAATTTCAATATCAGAATTACCGCCTACGCTAATGATTGCAACACCTCCGACTAGTTTACCTAATCTCTCTTGTAATTTCTCTTTCTCGTAGAATGAAGTAGATTTATCTATTTGATCTTTAATCTCTTCCGCTCTTGCTTGTAACTTAACTTCTTCGCCTTTACCGTCAATAATGGTGGTTTCATCTTTAGATACTGTTACTAATCTAGCTTTACCCAATACTTGAGAAACTTGTTGAGTAGTTAATTTATCTAATTTGTGACCTTTGTCTTTAGATAGCAATTCTGCGCCTGTTAAGATCGCAATATCTTCTAAGATCAAAGTTTTTCTTTCGCCAAAATCTGGTGCTTTAACTGCGCAAACTTGAACGATGCCTCTCATTTTATTTACAATCAAAGTAGCTAATGCTTCGTCTCCGATATCTTCTGCAACAATTAACAACGGTTTATTCTCAGAATTTACTTTCGCTAATACTTGCAATAACTCTTGGGCTGTTGAAATTCTACCATCAAATAAGAAGATGTAAGGATCTTCCAATACAGCTTGCATACTCGTATTGTTAGTTACGAAGTAAGGAGATTTGTATCCGCGATCGAATTGCATACCTTCAACAACCTCTAAACTGGTTTCACCTGATTTAGATTCTTCGATTGTAATAACTCCTTCGCGACCAACTTTCTCTACTGCAGAAGCAATCAAGTTACCAATTTCTGGATCGTTGTTGCCTGAAATTGTAGCGACTTGTTTAATTTGTTCTTCTGATTCGATATCAATAGCGATTGTCTTAATATATTCGATAACCTGTTTAACTGTTTTATCGATTGCATTTTTAATCTCTACTGCGTTAGAACCTTGACGAATTTCTTTTAAACCTTCTCTTACCATTTCTGTTGCCAATAAAGTGGAAGTAGTTGTACCGTCACCAGCTTCGATAGCCGACTTAATACTAACTTGCTTTACTAACTGAGCTCCTAAATCTTCGATGTCGTCTTCTAGCTTATGAAAAGCTTTTGCGACAGTTACGCCGTCTTTAGTTACTTTAACTTCCCCGTTTTGTTCTCTAATCAAAACAGTTCTACCGCCGGGTCCCAATGTTGATGACACCGCTTGGTTTAGTTTTTCTATACCGGAAAGTAACTTCTCTTTAAGTTCTGTTCCGTTTATGTTTTTTGTTGTACTCATATTATTCTGTTATAACTGCTAAGATTTCAGTATCTTTTGCGATGAAATAATCTTCTCCTTCCATTGTGATCTTCATTGATCCCATTTTTGGAATTAGAACTTTGTCTCCAACATTAAGTGTTGATTTAATGTTTGAATCTGTGTGCCAATTGTAAGTTTCGCTAACTGCTACTACTTCGCCCATTTCAGGACGCTCTTTACCTAAGTCTGGAATTACAATGTTTCCGTAGGTCTGTTCTTGTTCTTCAACTGGTTTCAATACGATAAAACCGTTGAGTGGTTTAATTTTACTCATTTTTTAATTTATTATTTCTAGGTCTTCAATTTTAATACAAAAATATAACATTCCATCTTTTTTAAATGCGGTGTCAGCACCTAACCATTTTTTAATAGTTTCTACCTCAGTTTCAGGATTATCGATCCGGTCCTCAGGCATTTGCTTTACCACTTGGAAAAGCGAGTCGTTGACTTTGATGTAATTTTTACAGATGCTAAACATAACTAAGGGCGGTAGGCCTCTTTATTTTATTTAGGCGTTAACTTGAAATAACGTCCTTGGTTTGATTTGAATTTTCTTTGGTAAACTTTCATCGGATAATGGAATTTCTATTTTTAATAGTCCTTTATCTATGGTGGCTTCCAAAGAAGTTAGATCGAACTTGGAAGCAATTTTCCAAGCCAAATCAAAAGATCTTCGTGCTATTCCTTTGTGGATAAAATTTGTTATAGGTTCGTCTTCTTTTGCTTTTGCGTACTTGATGCGAAGAACATCACCTTGCACTTCGATATCGATATCTTCGTAATCCAAACCTACTGCTGCAAGTTCGAATACGATACTATCTTGTTTCTCGTAAATGTCTAGTGGATAAGAGATTTTCTCTGCGATTGTAGAGAAATTAGAATTTTGGTCGAATAGATTCTTCCATAGAAGATCAAAGGGATCGACGCCCCAATGGGTTAATTGTGTCATTTTACACCTCCTGTGTGTTTTGGGTTAATTATTAAATTTAACATTCGTAACTAAAGGCCTACCGGTCCTTATTTTCTATAAATATATATCATTTTTAAATGATAATAAAACTTAAGTTTAAAGTGCGAAACTTTCACCACATCCACAAGTTCTACTTGCATTTGGGTTTATAAACTGAAACCCTTTGCCGTTTAATCCATCAGAAAAATCCAGTTCGGTACCATACAGATATAGCAAAGATTTCATATCTATTAGTATCTGTACGCCCTTATCTTCTGCTAAAGTATCCGATGGTTGTTGTTCTGTATCAAATGAAAGGTCGTAAGACAATCCACTACATCCACCTCCTTTAACTGCCACTCTAACGAATGGAGTTTTGAATCCGCTTTCCTCAATTAGCGAATTTAATTTCTTTGCAGCTGTTTCTGATACAGTTACCATTAGGCATATTTTAATCCAAAGAATCCGTAGTTTTTATGAACTGATTCTTCGTCTCCTGCTTTTATGGCAAGATCTTCGTCTTCGTAAATAGCACTAACTGGACATTCTGGTACGCAAGCCCCGCAATTGATGCACGTATCTGGATTAATGTAGAGTTGGCCTCCTGGGAATGCCTCTCTACCCTGCTTTTCTACTTCCGATCCAGATCCTTCGATGTCTATTGGTCCGTGTATACAATCAACTGGACATGCACTTGCGCATGCTGTATCCATACAATCAACGCATGCTTTTCCGATAATAAAACTCATAATCTATTTTTTATATGTGTGATTCTTCAAAGACTAGTTGTTCTAGCCCTTGTTTTTGTCTATAATCGTTTATCGCAGATTTGATAGCGTCTTCAGCTAATACTGAACAGTGAATTTTAACAGGCGGAAGGTTTAGCTCTTCTACCAAATCCATGTTGTCTATCGTTACTGCTTCGTCTAATGTCTTGCCCTTCAACCACTCTGTAGCTACAGAAGAGGAAGCGATAGCAGAACCGCAACCAAATGTTTTAAATTTAGCGTCAACAATAATGTCGTCGATAACTTCTATCTGAAGTCTCATAACGTCACCACACTCTGGTGCTCCAACCAATCCTGTACCCACGTTCTTTTTCGACTTGTCTAAAGTGCCTACGTTCTTTGGGTTTTCGTAGTGGTCTATTACCTTATCTGAGTATGCCATATTGTGTTTTTATATAAATAAATATTAGTGACCGTCTCTTAGGTTGTGTGCAATCATGGGTGGCGCTTTTAATGCAATACTTAATTTTGTAGTATTTTCCATTTTATCTTGTACAATCTTAGCAGCTTCTTCTGCGTTTTCTTTAGGTACTTCGCATACGATCTGGTCATGTATTTGTGCGCACACCCAGCCAGCTATTCCTCTCTTCTTAAATTCTCTATTGATTTCCATTGCAGCTCTGTTTACGATAGATGCAGACAGTCCCTGTATCTGTACGTTTTTGGCGTTGTTTAGACCGTTTACAAAGTCTCTGCTCAAGTTCTTAACGTTGTCCTTACCAAATTCGAACTCCATCTTTCTTTTAAAGTTCCAATCCAACATGCCGTCACCAATGGTCTCGTATATTGCTTTCACCTTTGGCAAGTGTCTTACTCGACCAACTTGTGTTTTAACGTATCCCAATGTTTTAGCTTCGTTCTCAGATCGCTTCATCCACTTGTCTAGTTCGGGAAATCCACTTAAGTAACCTTTAACTAATTTATCCGCTTCTTTGGTAGACACTCCAATATTTTTACCCAAAGCGTAAGCACCCATACCGTAAGGAATACCTAATGCATAGGCTTTAGCGGTGTTTCTTTTCTTTGGCGCATGCTTTCTTAAAAAGTTATCTGCTTTCTTGTCTCCTGAGTATTGATTAAGACCTTCTGTTTTGATAGCAATAGTGGAATAAAAATCCCAGTTATTTCTAAAGATGTCCTTAAGACCTTCGTCACCAGAAACGTGAGCGAATACGTGTGGCTCCAATGATTCGTAATCGCAGTCTACAAATATATTGCCCTGTTTTGGAATAAAGAATGCTCTTACCAAGTTTGTGTATTCGATAATTACTGCATCGTCATCGCCTTCTTCTTTAGGTCTTGGTAACTGTTGAGCATCTGATCCGTAACGACCTGATACAGTACCGTGTTGTTTGTAGTAGAAATAGTAGATCTCATTCTCGCTAGCATTTAGGAATCGATCTATGTAAGTTGATTTGATCTTTAGTAGCTTGTTGTATATTCTTAGATTCTTTGCCCACTCGTATGTTTCTGAAATGACTTGTAACATATCTTCGTCGAACTGCGCTTTACCTTTTTTGGTACTGGACAACGGTTTGAATCCAAGAACGCTGAAAGCTATTTCGCCTAATTGATCTTTTGATTGAATGTTAAAGAAGTTACCGTCGTTTGCTTCTCTCCACATTTTCATACTGATCTTGTTAGAGAAGTCTTCGTCCAATACATCTGCACCGTTTAATAAGAATTGTTTTGCTGCCGACTCTGGTAATCTTGCTACTTCTGATTTTGTAATGTTGTATTTGCCAGTCTTTTCTGATTTCGGTAATTCTAATCCACACTCTTCTACAACTTTCTGAGCGAATACGCCTTTACTATTTGCTGGGTAAGCCTCTTTTGCTTTGTCTAAAATCCAATGCTTGACTCTGCTATCTGAAAGCAATTCTGTTACTACTGCTTTTGATCTCTTGTTCATCTCTTCGGTAATATCAAGATCTGCTTTTTTCATTGTCTCTACGTCAAGCTTAACACCGACCTCTTCCATTGGAATTGTGACCTCTCTGTACAATGGCATAACTTCGTCTTCAAAAAAGAAGGTTTCAAGACCTTGTGCGTAAAGCTCTTTAATAAAGTGGTGATACACTCTCAACGTTAAGTCGGTATCTGCTGCGGCGTACTTTGCTAGAATGTTTATGTCAGCTTTGTATATTTCGTAGTTTTCTCTAGTTATAGATCCGCCGTTCTCTTTGATTGACGTCTTTAACTCGATTTGTTCTTCGTTTGCTTCTTTGGTAACATCAAGACCTAATTCTTTTTGGATGGATTGTGCGATACTTTTTAGACCGAATGGACTAGCGAAAGCAAATCCTGCGCCTTCTTCGTTTACCGTGTGTACCAATAGAATGGTATCTACGTAAAGACTTGGTAATAAATCTACACCGTAAAAATTCTTAACGAATCGACAGTCAAACGATGCATTGTGCATGATCAACTTTTTACCGATTAATTTTGATATGAATTGTTTTGCTAGATCTTGACAGTCTTTACCGTCTATGGTAGCGTTTACTAGAGAATCGCTTGCTTTATCGTAAACCGCTGTGGGCATATAATAACCTTCACCGATTTCTGCTGATACTGAGAAACCTATTATAGTTCCTTGTCTTGTGTTCAAAGAGTTGGTCTCGGTATCGAAAGCAATAATCTCTTTGTCTTTGACATGATTGACCATGTCTTTTAGTTTGTCGAAAGTGTCGACTAATACATAACTTTTTTCTTGCATATTCAAATATACACTATTTAGGGAATCTAGAAAAATGTAAGATTAAAGTACTAACTCGTTCTCTATCAACGACTTGGCCGTAGCGTAATCTACTTGGTACTCTTTTCGTCTTGCGCGTACCTCTTTGATAATGTCCAATTCGGTGCAGTATACCACGAAGTTTCTTACTTCGCTTTGGATACAATTAACTTTTTGGTTCTTTACCAACGATAGCATCTTATTAAAAGACAGCACCGGATCTCCAGGTCGCTTCTTTCCGTTTTGGTAGTATAGTTTTAAAAGCGTAAGATTAAGCTCTGCCTGTTTGTACTTGGGCGTTGACAGGAGCTTTTTGGTCTCGTCGTACGATCCTAATGTATATACAGCGTTAAATGCCACACCAAGAGCGATGATAAACTCCAAGAAAAATGTCATGAATACGAATGCAGTATCGTTTTCTTTGTTCTTTGCTAAAACTGTTTCTGATCTGCCCACAGTTTTATTTTCGGCTTCTTTGACCTTTGTGTCTTTATTAACTTGTAGTGCTGCGACTATTGAATCTCTATATTTTCTATCGGCTTTAGATCGGCCTGGTTGTGATCTGTAGTATGTGATTTCTTTGTCGTAGTACTTTGAGATTGAATCCGACTTGATTTGAATATTATTGTCTATGGCTGTTTCTATCGTAGCGGAAGAGTCGACCAATCTGTGAGCTCCGTTTAAAGAGAGGTAAAAAGATCCTGCTATTAGGAAAGCTACACACAAAGATCCGACTATTCCGTTCCAAGTAAAAAACTTTCTAATCTGGATAAAATATACGCTTAGCTGTTCTATTGCAAATCTTTTGGTTAATTCGTATCCAGCCAAAAACAATCCAATGAATACCGAAAGGAATTCTGTTTGATACGGAAACATGTGAGGTAATGTGTCTACGATATTCTTAATAAAGAAGTAACCGAAGTACACCAAAAAAATATTGCCCAAGAAAGAGAAGTAATACAACACTCTGTCTAACGCAAAAAAATTCTTCTCAAGCTTAAGTACTTCTAATCTAACCTTGAGTTTTTGAAACTTGTCTAATTTCATAACTACTTTTTTATTTTCTTGTAGGGAAAAAGCTTATTTAGCGTGCTTTGTCTTCTTGTGCATCCGCAATCTTCGTAACCTAAAGCGTTTGCAATACGTTCGGCCAATTTGTCGAGTCCAACAAAATGGGTAAATTTCGCTATAGTATCGCCTAATCCACTACTTTTATTTTCTATTTTCATTTCTGTCTACTTTTCTTTCGACTTCTTCTATCTTAGCGCCAGTCGCCATTGCCAGCACTCTTATTTGATCGAAGACTTCTTCTAATACATATTTCAATGCGTGGATCTTTCTCCACTGTAAAATTTGCATAACTGATAGTACTACTATAATTAACACATAAACCTTATCCTCAGTGACTTCAATAATCATCTTGTATTTTTAACTAATTTAATAAATTATTCGGAATCTTCATCTTTTATTTTCTTGGTACCCATCGTGTGCTTTGGATCGTAAGGACAATGTCTGCAGTAGTTACCACAGCACTGACCTCTCTGCAAATGGAAAAGAGCCGTAAAAACGACTCTTTCTCCTTCTACGTAGTAGTGAATATTTTCTACCATTCCGTCTTTATACGATTTCGCATGCTCCGCCTGCACAAGCTAGTTCTCCTTTTTGATCCGTATTGTCGTTCAACTCTACGACTTTAGTAAGATCGATTTCGTGAAGATTTTTAATTATATCGTTGAATTGCTCTTCTGTGATTGTTTCGAAAGGCGCTTGAACGTAACTACCATTATCGTAAGGCAAACATGATAACGCTGTGTAGTTATTTCTGTTGTTCCATGCCCACTCGGTTACCTCTGGCCACTCTTCGTCTCTTAAACTAATTGTTACTGAAACGTTGTGCGTATTTCTACCGCCTCTGTGACCAGGCTTGATCCACTCTTTGTGTATCTTTTCTAGTCTGTGTAAAAGATCTAATGCTTTTTCGTCTCTAGTAATTGCTCCTTCTGGTGCCTTTTGAGGAATGGTTACTATCGCTTGAGTTTGTGGTTTAAAGTACTCGTCTTCTATTAGCTCTGGATGATGAAGCGCCAAGTGAGTGTATAAAGATTCGTTCTTTCCCAATCTCATTCTTCTGTAATAGAATTTATCGTGCCATGCGTGTACTCCTGAAGAGGTTCCCAATACCATTGAAGTTGTGCCTGACGGTTTAACTGTTGTACATCTTGCAGATTTATTTATTCCGATTAGTTTTGCTACTCTTTCGTTTTCTTCTTTTACTATTAAGGCCGCTTCTTTCATGTTTAATTTAAGAACTGCGCCTGAAGCAATACCTGTCATACCGATTCCGATCAACGCATCTTTCTCTGTTGTTCTCTTCCAAATATCTCTTAAATAATGGAAGTCGGTGTAAGAGGCTTGTAGCGTTCCGATGAATGCGGCTTGCTTAACTCTTTCGTTGTAGTCTTCTTGTGATTCCAAGTTAGACACATTCACTTCGCACAAATTACAGAATTGAAAAGATCTCAACGCAATCTCAGCACATGGATTAGTTCCCCAATCTTTATCGTTTGTTAAGAAAAATCCAGGTTCTCCAGCTTTTGATAATTCAATTTTCTTGAACAGATCAAAGAATTCCTCTTTTTGAATTCTGTCTCTTAATAAGACCGCAGAGTTGTTTGCTCTACCGCGTTGTGGATTTGCTTCCCACCAAGAACCGAATTTAGAAGTTAACATGTCTTCGTCGTCGAAACTGAATAAGCTAATTAAAGCAGCTCTACGAATACCACCTGATAATACTGCGTCTGCAATATAGCAGATCATATCGTGACACTCTAATGGAGATAATCTGTCTCCGCTTTCTTTACGATCCAAAATCTTTTGAATTTGGAACAAACACTCTTTTAATGGCTCTGGTCCTGGCGCTTTACCGCCTGCAGTAATTAACATTGCGCCTTTTGGTCTAACGTCTCTAAAATCGAATTTAGGTCTTGGTCCACCAACTAAGTAAGACTTCATTAAAATCTTTACTGCGTCTGCCCAACCTTCTATAGAATCTCCAACTAAGAATCGCTTCTCTTTTGTTGGCTTTGTAATTTCTGGTAACTCGTCAATGTGATGCTTTTGCACAGAGTATCCAACACCGCAACCACCTAACAAAAGGAACATTACTTCACTGAACACCCTCCAATCGTTAACAGGAGCAAAAGAGCAGTTAAATATACGAGCATTATTAATTTCAATGGGCTTACCTGCAAACTGCATCGAACGCATCGAAGGAAGAATTTTTTTATCATATACTAGTTTATAAGCTTCTTCAATTTCTTTAGACAATAACGGAAACTTCTTCTGATGCATTTGTTTGTTTCTTGTTACTATCTCGTTCCACGTTTCTCTTCTCTGTAACTCGGGTAAATACTTGGCGTACTTGTTATACACCGTAATGTCAGATAGAATCTCCTGCGTAATGTCCATTTATTTTGTTTTTTTATTATTTTTTTAAATAGCCCAGCCCGTGAGCGTAGCTGTATACCCCTATTATGGTTCGAAACCTTTAATAAATTAGTGAGAATGTAAAAAGACTAAACTATCTAGTTCCAGGTACTGTTGTGTTACCTTGAGTTTGATCAGCAGGCTGAGTTTGCGTCTTACCAATTTTTCTGATTTTTTCAGTAGTAAGTTTATCGTACTGTTGGTCTCCTGTTGAATTCAATTGTGCAATTGAATCATTATACTTTGAAGGAGTTGCGTTAGCGCGAAAGTTATCGCCCTTTGGTGATTTTTTAAATAAGCTGATCAAAAAGTTCATAGAATGCGTTTTGTACTAATAAATATAGCCTTTTTACGATAAATCTAAAGATTCATCTCAAAGAATTTTTTGGACAAATAGTTTTTCTCGTCGGCGCTAAAACTGCCACTATTTCCATTACCGTTTGGCTTGCCGGTGTCGAATGTCAAATTGTCCTCGTCCATCTCGTCCTTACTAATTTCTATTCTGCCGCAATTTGTGTTGACCTTTGCGGCGTAGGTCATGCCGTCTGCACCGTACCTATTTTTCATTACGTGCATTCTTCCGGTGCCATTTACCTTGTCCTGTCTCTTTCTTGATAACGACATCGCAAAGTCAGCAATCATCATTTTATTGTAAGATCCTGCGGCCTTGTCACCCTCAATTACATCGTCTTTTGCTCCCATTCTATTTACTTGGGATACTGTCCAAACTGGTACTTTGATTTCTCTTGCCATACCTTTGACCGCAGTGTATACATCGTCTATCGCGTCCTTTGGGTCTATAGATCTTGTTTTGCTCTTTAACAGGTCAACGTAATCTATAATGACTAAATCTGGAGGATGCCCTAAATCTCTACACTTTTGAATGTGATTCTCTATAGTGTTAGGAGTAGTTTTACCCATTGGAAATTCTTTGATAATCAACTTGCCTTTTAGCTTGTCAATTTCTTGTTGAACTTTGTCTCTGTTCAAGTGAATCTGTTGAACGTCTATGCCAGTAAACAGCGCATCGTATCTTTTACCAATGTAGTCTTCGGATAATTCCAATGTGTAATGGTTTACCGTAAAACCCATTTGCACTGCTATGGCGCCTAGGTTTACCAACAACCAAGATTTACCACCGCCTGGATTTCCAAATATAATTCCTAGATCTCCTACACCCAAACCTCCCATAAGCAATTCGTTTAGATTTGCCCATGGAGTTGCAATGGGAGAACGCTGTTCCATTCTATAACGAGTTTCCATGTCCTTCTCGTATTCGTGTCCTATTCTTTTGTCTTGTCCTGCTTTTAACGCTGTATCGATCATTGATCTAATCTGATCAAATTCGCCCTTTTCCAAAAGACTAACAGAATTCATAATCGCGTTCTTCATCTGCTGATTCTTACAGAAGTTAGAAAATTCGCTCTCTACGTATTCTCTATCTTCGTCTGTAGCTTTTAATGAATCCTTTAGTTGTTCTACTACGCTCACCTTTAACACGTCGTTGTCGATCTTCTTAACTTCGACCTGTAAAGATTCCATAGAAGGCGTTGTGTGATACTTGTAATAGTACCTTAATATCTCTTGTACAATCCACTTGTGCGCTGGATTATCGAACATCTCTACGTCCAAAATGTCGTTTATGTTTTGTAAGAATTCTTTATCTTTTAATAAGCTAGATAAAACCTTAATTTGAAAACCTACTCCGTACTGTTGTAACTGATTTAAAACTGCCATAACTTATTTATATTTTGATAACTGGTGAAAATGATTGTGTAACCACGACTGGAGATTTGCTATCGAATTTCCTAGGTCGTCTTCGTGATAAATTTCCATAAATTCCTTTGATCTATAAGTCTTGTTAGGACTCTCCAACATTTCTTGTATTTCTACAATGGAATCTTCTGGTATGTTGGGATTTGTTAGATCCATTAACTTTTCGTTTATCTTTAACTGATGCTCGAAATTTCTAATACTCATGAATGCTTTTCCGTCTCCGTCTTTTGCTTTTTGTATAACTTCTGTTAAAGTCATTTTATTGTAGCTAGATAATTCTGGATAAAGTTTTGTTATCGTCTTTGGTCCGATGCCTTTAATTCCAGGAACGTTATCTCCAGAATCTCCGGTTAAAACTTTATAATTCAAAAAGTTTTCGCTGCTAACTCCGTATTGGTCTAAGACTTTTTTAGGAGTGTAGAAGATTTTTTTCGTAGGAGAATATACAGTTATCCTTTCAGATACGAGCTGTAAATAATCTCGGTCTGAAGACATTATTGTGAAGTCAGTGTCCATCTGTTGAGTAATGTAACCGATAACATCGTCAGCTTCTATTTTATCTATTGAAATTAAATCTACCGGCAAGCACTTCAAATAATCTATTAATCTAACTAACTGATTTGTGATTGCTTCTGATTCTTGCTCTTGATTCTCAAAAGCGTCCCAGTTAGTGACCCTGCGTATGCCTCTATTAGCTTTGTACTCTGGATAGATATAACGTTTATTCGTTGATGAGCCCTTGCCATCGAACGCCAGAATCACTCTGGTAGGTCGAATCAAGTTGATGGCAAAACCAAGCGACCTTAGGTAACCTGTTAATCCACCAACGTGATTCAAACTTTTATTAAAATGCTGTATAACCGTAAACGCTCTTAGGAAAGTATTCAGTGAATCGATAATTAAAATTCTATCGTTTACCTTTAGATCTTCTTTTGTCTCTTCTACTACTGCTTCCTTTCCAAGCGAATCGAATATCTTTTGGTAATCTTTATTCATGTTCTGAACTATCAAATAAATCTTTAGTGTCTTCGTCAGCCTCTTCAATTACATCGAAATCTTTTGAACCCAATGTTTTTAGCCACTGATGAGAATATTGTTTCTTGTAATTGTCCAATGCTTTCTTATCGTCGTCAATAAATCCGTGTACTGTCATAATAACCTTGTTCAAAGCAGTAACTCCAGTGACGTGATTCTTATCGCAAGAGATTTTTGTTCTCTTTGCAAACTCAACCTCTTTACCGTTCTTGGTAGCTTTGATCTTGTTTGTACCTGCATTAGTAACGTTTCCGAAAGTGATAATAAGAGAAGCGTCAAAGAACATTGTGTCTCCACCTTTATTCTTCATCTTTGGTTGACTCATAATAGTTTCAGGCTTTGCGACCCAAACTTTATTGATTGCAACGAATGAGTTTGTATAAGGCTGACTCTCTTTTCTTGATAACGCAATCTTCTGATTAACGAACTGTCCGAACTGTTGTGACATAGCACCCGCGTTCCACTCGTTATTGTTCTTGTTTGACTCAATCGATAGTCGGCATGGGACGGAGCCCACAGAGTCCCAAAAGAAACAGATATCGTAAGGCAAGTTTCCAGCCTTCTGCTCGTCCAAAATATCCAAGATAAATGCTGATACGTCTTCGATACAATTCATCTTTTCTCTATCAACGAACAAGAAAAAGCCTTTGTAATCGGATACTACGCCGTCTTCGTCAGCAACCTCTTCAAATTGCAATCCCATTTCTTTAGCGTGTTCCCAACTCCATTTCATCTCGGTAATAATGAAGACAGGTAGAATGCCCATTTTTTGAGCGTTAACTGCTGCTTCCAATAAAGCGGTTGTTTTACCTGTATCGGAGTGACCTCTCAATAAAGTAATGTGACCCTTTGGAATACCAGGAATTTGTAATGCGTCTTGAAACGATTTCGATAAAGGAATCCACGTTTGATCTTTGAATTTTATAGACGTAGAAGATAAATTCTTTGACTTCTTAAAGTTGTCCAAGTTGAATTCTGTCTTGATAGCTTTTGATATGGAGCTATTTAACCCTTCTTTAGCCTTTGCCATTAGTGCGGTTTAAAAAGCCCTCGTTTTTAGGTGAGGGCTTATATGAATTTAGAAGTTAAAAAGGTCATCGATTTTGCTATCGATCTCTGTCTTACTTGTGTTCAAAGTAAAAGCTGCTTTTGGCGCTTCTTCTTTTGATTCCCAAGGTAAATCTCCTACTTGCGCAGTTTTTTCAACTACTACGTCTGCGTTTTGCTTGATCTCTTCTTCAGGGTTCAAATGAGCGCCTAAAGCAGATTTCATGTCTTCGTAAGACCAACGCTTAAATAGAGTGTTAGGCTCTGGTTGAGTTGTTAACCATAGTTTTACTTTGTCTGCATCTTCTGATAACGCAGTAACTTTTGTTCTAACTCTTACTGTACTAGTGTTGTACATTAATCCAGTGGTTTCTTTACCTGCTGTGTCGACTGTAATGTCGTGACCTTGAATAGGATCTGTAAAATCTCCTACGTCTTCGTCTTCTAAGATTGCCAACAAATCCATGTAGACTTGCTTGCCGAATTCCCATAGTCTTACGCCTTTCTCTTCTTCGCCTCTTACGATGACTGGAACGAATACGCGTAATTTTGGTTCGAACTTCTTAGCTGACTGCCAATCGTCGCTCTTTCTTAAACCTTGAGCGAATTCAACGATTGGATCTTTTTCGCCGAAAGAAGTCGGAGAAATCATTGTCTTGTTGTTGATGCCGTAGTGGAAAAATAATTCCTTGAATGGGTTCGATTTGTCGTACGCGGATGGTACAATACGAACTAAGTGTTTACCTACAGTAGGTTTCCAGACTGTTAAACTGAAATCCTTTTTCTGTCCGCCTCTTGGATTTTGTAGGGAAGCGAGCCTAGACTTTAATTGAGAAATGTCCATAACTGTTGTTTAATAATTTATTATATAGCTAATATACTAAAAATAATCGAAAGAAAAAAATTTATTTTTCAGTGAAAGTTATACAGCAACTATCTTGTGGATGGCGGTATTCAACTTTCTTAACTCTTCGCCTTGGGTCAATAGTATTGAGTTTCTGTAGTCAGGCCAGTTCACCATGAACGAATTGTCCAGGACGCCGTTGTTCAGACTCTTAATCAAAGTATTGAGTGCGTTAATTGTATATAGAGTGTTTGAGTCCTTCTTTCTGTGCAAAAGGATTGTATTGGGAAGTATCTTTGTATTCGGCCCTTCTATCTCGATGTTGTATGTACACATGTACTCATCCGATTCAGGGGAAGACAAAACAAATATCTTATTGTATAGGATCTTGTATTCTTTATTGATTTCTTGCAACCTTTCGTCTAATAACTCTTTTTTAGCGAATGTGCAAAATAGCTTGTTCATAAGCGATTCTGGTGTTAATTCTATTGTGTTTGTTTCTGTCATAACCTTGTTTAATAAATATTTGTAATTAGTTTAGAATGCATAGCTTGTTCCATGTTTGTGTTTTACCTTCATTTCGCCTGTTTCCAATACGGTTTTAATCTCCTCTAGTGTCTTTTTGCCGTCCTTTTTGCTGAAATCAAATAGAAACGAGTCGTATGTGATCAGAATAAGTTTTGTTTTGGCTGCCGTATTTTTAAGGTAATTCTGAATCTCCTGTATCTTATAAATATTTTCCTTAGTCTCTAGGTTCTGCACCACGTAGTTAAATAGCTTGTACTTGGTCATTGAAACATCAGGTCTTATAACTCTGCCGGTGTGTAGCTTATAGCCTTTTTGACTTTTATAGGCCTTCCATACCTCTTCAGCAAACTCTTCCATTTTTGCAAAGAAGGGAATTTTCTTGTACTTCTTATCAACTCCACCATAAAGCTGTCTGAACGTGATGGTTTTGGACTCTTTGTACTCTTCTTCGGTCAACTCTTCCTTTTCGAAATACTGCTTTCCCAAATAAATGTGAAAAGAATCTTTTGGACACTCGAAGTCTATAAGTCTTGCTATAAGTCGTAAGTGATAAGCGTCGAAGTCAAACTCTACAAGAAAATCGTTAGAAGGTAAAAAGCAGCTTCTAAAGTCGTTCTCTTTTGGAATGGCAAGAAAGTTAATGCCATTGAAAGAATTTGTCGGTCTTCCAGTTAAATTGTAAAGATTATAACAAGAGTACATCTTATCCGATTGTATGGAGTAGCTCTGATCGTGAATCTGGTACTTATCTGTCAAGCACTTAACGTCTACCTTTATTGGATTCTCCTCGACTGATTTGTATGTGCTAACGAAGTCCTCTTGAGTCTGTAAATCTGTTTCTAATCCAAAGTAACCTTTAACGTAATCGTACAAACATTGGCACCTTTCGTAGTGCTTCGATATAGGTATTAATTCGTTTGTGATGGGAAGCTGCCCATAACGTGAGTAAAAATCGTGGTGTAAATTGGTATCACAATCGAACTGGTTAAATTCGTTGGTTTGATCTAGATTAACGAAGTGTAGATCTATAGCGTTAGGTAAATCTAAGAAGTAAGAGTGAAACTTCTTGTCTAATAGGTATACTTTTTTGTGTAGCTTTAAAAACTCTTGAACCATTTTAAAATCCAAGTAAAAGCTTTCTGAATGTTTGAAAGGAAATATATAGCCCTTTTCTCCATCGTGGTAGTACAGCAAACTTGGATACGTCAACTTTGGATGAACTCTATCGTTGCCCGGTATAAGCTGTACGAAACACTCGTCTTTAATATCAAGGTTGCCGAATTGCGACAAACTTTCTACAATGAAATACATAACCTTTTAATTTGAACTAAATATAACCAATCCAATCGATTGTATTAAATTAATCTACGAAGTGGGTCTTGCAAATTTAGCGTACTCACCACCTATGAACTCTACCAATCCTATGAACTTAACATTAGCCGCTTCTATTAATCTTTTGTTTGTATCTATAATTCCCTCTCGTATATCGTACTGGGAATATCTTTTTGTGTTTAAATTTCCGGTTAACTTCCAAAATATGTCTTCCACCAAATAGAAAGACACATCGTAAGAAACAGTTCCATTCACAAAGTCATCGTATTCTTGAGGAGATATTTCTGTAACGAATCCTTTACTGTTTATCTTTTTAATGAAGTATCTTATAATATAACCTTTATCGTAATCAGATTGTGTAGGTTTTGGAAAATAAGAAAGTGGTTCTTTTCCAGTGTGTTTAGTAAGATTAGTTTGTCTAGCCAATAAATCTTTTAATTCTGGAGATAGTATTTGTTCTGCTAAGTAAGTAGAATTTTTTGCGTAAGAAGCTATCGGTACTAACTCTTCGCTTGGTCCGACAATTGGATCTGCTCCGCTGTATACTTTGTTATCGTAAGTAGCATAGTAATCTCCTTTGTAAGGAATACCATTTAAAGCGTATTCATTTCCGGTAGTTTTTAAATTCGTCTTGACCTTGAATGATGGATAATATTTTATCATAGTAATTTACCTGTTGAATCTAAGTAAGTAGATAATACACCGTCTTTTAAAGCAATGTGTAAGTGAGTATCCCATGCATAATCTGGTCTTGGAGGCCGGCCTACGTAACCCAATAAATCTCCTTTTTTAACTGATTGACCATCTTTGGCTACAACGCTATCTAAGTGAGTATACCATGAATTTGTTTTAGAGCCATTCAATGTGAATCTATATCCCCAAATATATGGAACCACTTCGTAGAAGTTTATGCCTGATATAGTTCCATCAAATAATGCATATACTGGAGTATAAGCAGGTACAAATAGATCCCACGCATTTTCACTTTGCCATTGACCTTTTTGAGAAGCGTCTCTAGCTCCATGCGCTTTTTGAGATACGGAATCTCCAAAACTTTTACTAGTTCCAAAAAGATATGCAGATGTAGAAGTAGCATTATTCGTGGCGTTTCCAGTTCCTCTTGCAGATTTAGATCCTTTAGAACTAGAAGTACCAGTTCCTCCTATGATATCTATTGCGTCTCCTGCACCCGGTACCGCAACTCCACCTTTGTCTTGACTCTTATTGAGCTCTCCATTAAAATCAGATCTATTTTTTAAATAGATCATGCTACCTTTTATAGAAGTGGTCCATTGATTATTTTCTATAATATGGTTTATTCCAGTAGTTATAAATCCAACTTTGTGTAAAGCGTCTAGTTCCTGTTTTCCGTTCTTATCAACTTTTACAGCTCTTGCGCTATATGTGTAAGGAAGTAGCTGCTGTGGTATTGTGAATCCTTGAGTAATTCCAAATCCAGATATTCCGTCTGTAGAAAAATTAACAGATACTGGAATCATTGCTGCTGCGCGAGTAGGAAAACTTTCATTCTTATTAGTAGCCATTCTTTGAATAAAATAGTTAGTAGCGTGATTTACATTTTCGGTAGACGGTTTGTCTGTACCGTAAAACTGTTCTACGTTGCTATTGAATTTTATTGCAGATTCTTTTTCTGTATCGTTGTTTGCAGGAGTTTTTTCGTCAGTTAATCCAGTTCGGTTATTTATGTATCTATCGTAATAAAAATTATTTATAGCTCCTACAGGACTTGCGTCTACTGAATTTGAAGCTTGTTTTTTCTGATCAGCATTTGCAGATATGGCCAAAAGATTATTTACTCTTGTTGATAGATCAGTTTTTAATTCTAAAGTTTTTGCTATAGATGCGACGCCATACAAAGGTAAATCTGTAGTTCCTGTTTTACTAATTAAAGTTTCGTTAGTCTTACCTGGCACCAATTGATCGTCTACTACTTGTAAAGTGTTTGCTGAATCGTCGTAATACAATCTAAATGCATTAAAACTACCTAAAGTTTTATTCATATCGCTTAATATTTGATCTATTAAAGCTTTTAAATATAAACTATTAGAAGCGTCTTGAGAAAGATACTGTTTTATTATACCAAATAAATAATCAATACTTACCAATACATTCATAACTTTACCTCTATGCGCATCTGTTGAATCTCCACTGTTTGTAAATTTAAACTTAGGAATTTTATTCAAGAAAATGTCTTTAGAAGAAGCTGGATTAAATAGCTTGTTTACCGCTTTATTTTCTTTTGTTGCCAAAATTTCGTTACTAGAGTTTAATACAGCGGGATTAAACAATTTAACGTAATCTGAAAATTGACCCTCGAATGGAATTAGGAAAGATAATCCGTCAACAGATAATTGACTTGGATTACTCAAACAGAAGTTTGTTTCTGGATTGAAATCCAAATACATTATGGGTGTGGTGCTTGTGTTATCTGTAGCGCCAATCTTTTTATCGTAAAGTAAACAAGTATCATTAAGAATCATTAATAACAAACCAAATTGTATATAGACAGGATGATTTAGCTGACTGCCGTCTTGTAAATTTTGATTTATTTTATAAGGAACTACATAAGATGTTAGTAATTCTTTATAGTTTACTGGAGGCAACATGTCTACTGATTCTCTACCAGCCAATAAAGAAGCGTTAAATCCGTACTTCGCAAATCTTTGTATGGTAACAGAAGCGTCTATTTTATCGTCTATTAAGTTTTGTATAAACGATTTGAATATTCCTGCGCTAAAAATTTGAGATGCTAAACTAGTCGTTAAATCTACTTTTTGTGGAACCAATCCAATATCCAATGCATTGTTAGCTTTTTTAATAGCGTCTACAAGAGAGTACACTTGTATTGTTCTTAGAATACACTCCAAAGAAGATTGCGTATTTGAAGAAGGCGATGTTTGAGATGGATCTGAACCTTGCGCGGGCTTAGAATCTGCCGTAGTAGTTTCTGCATTTGTATTTTGACTGTTTATGTTTTTAAGATAATCAAAATATTGAGCTGTAATTTCTAATTTTCTATTTGCTAATATTTTATCTATTAAAGCGCTATCTGTTATTTTAACGTATACTGGTAAAGTGGTAGTACCATCAGATTTGTCTACGCTATCTACTAAAGTGCCGCCCACGTTTTTAGTTCCGTCTTTACTTGTAGTAGTGGGTATTGTAAGATTGTAATGTAAAGTCAAATAATATCCGCTAAGGCCGATATCAGTACGATTAGCTCTATCATAACTAGGGCTTGATTCTCCGTTAATTATTTGAGTTATTTTATATGATCCTCCAACCCAACCATCCGGTGATTTTCTGTCGTCAGGTAATAATTGACTCTGTCTAGTATTTAAAACCACTTTTTTACTGCTGTCTAAAAGCATTTTATAAGAGCCGTAGTTAATTTCTCCAGTAGTTAAAAATTCAAATACATGCTTTGCTATGTTACTTTTTGAATCATTGTTATACTTAACTCCATTATTTTGAGAGAAGTCTATTTTAATTTCAAAAGTTTGAGGGTATAGACCTGTTTTATATTTGTCTGATGCGTAGTAACTATTCTTAGAAAAATATAATTGGCCATACTGTAAAAAAGTATCGCCAAATCTTGCCATATCGGAAACTAATTGATCAGGCGATTGATTAGAAAAAACGTTATTTTTTATGTAATCATAATTTAGAGTAATGCTATCTATATCATCATTAATTGTGTTTTTATTAAAAGCTAGTCCGTATTTTTTTAAGTAGATTGCATCGTCAGTAGCGTAATCATATTTTTTCCAGTCAGCGTAACTTTCTGCTGAGGTAGAATTGGTTTTTAAATCACTAGGAGAAACAGCATATTTTGCAAATGTGCTATTCGATATAGTATCACCCCATGCTTCGCTTGCTTTAGAAGACGCATTTTTTGGATCTAAATCAGCAATTAAACTATCATAATTTAATAATTTCTTTTTAGCCTCGTCTTCTTTAGCCTTTATTTCGCTATCTTTTTTAGCCTGCTCTGCTTTTACGGTAGCTTCCTTTACTGCTTCAATCTTTTTATAGATATTATTTAAGTCGTTGACTTGTTGTTGTAATATATCTGGAAGATTTAAAGGGTGGTTAATCTTAATACTTTCTGCTAGCGTTCCTAAACCTGCCATTTTCAAAGTACAATCGTATCCGCCGTCTTGATTGTAAGAAAAACTAAAGTTGACTACCATGCCCAGCATGCCGTCGTAGTTACCTTCTGATTCTCTTCTTTTTTCGCCAATGTGTAATTGAATTTGTTCTTTTACAAGTCCATTAGAAAATGGATCTAAAGAAAATAATTCTGTAGAAGATAATGCACCATCTCCAGTTAAAGTAGTTGGATAGTAATATGTGTTACCCCATTCTAAGTACATTGTAAAACCTAATTTGAAATACAAAGCGTCCATTACGTCCAACTGATCTTTGTCCCAAACTTTGAATTCTATTGTGGCCATTCTTATAGATCCCAATTTACCTTGAGTTTCAATACTAACTCTTGTTAAACCTGGCATTGGGCGATATCCGTACTTATTTACTTCTTTTTCTCCCAACATAGAGTAGGTCTCTTTGAAACCTTGTCTTGGCGTATAAGAAGTTGCGCCGTTTTGAATTTTTGTGTATACTGAAGTTCCTCCTTGTAACACGAAATCTTTTGCTAAAGAGTCAGGATTTGACAAAGGATAACCAATAAGATCAGAGAAGTAACGTATATCTTCTTGTGCCTCTAAATTAACAGAAGACACTAACCTTACCCATGCAGTTTTGTTAGAAAGATACTCCAAATTTGCATTGTCTCTTTGGAGTTGGAGTCCTTTAGCACTTCTAGTTTGCAATTGTTTAAGTAACCAATTAGGGATAGCAGTGCCTATTATATTGGATATCTTATTATCAGAACCTGCCATATTATCTTTTTGAGTTTACTATCTTGTATTGATTAATTACCGATTGAACGTCATTGGGAATTCTTAGTTGCATTCCAACGGGTGGATACAAAGAATCTCCTGGTAATGCATTTGCTGAAGCTATGATCCACCATAAGGTAACGTCTCCATAAAAATCGTTTGCTAATAGATCTAGTCTATCTCCAAGAGTGCTTATTACGTAAGTATCATTTTCAGTCACAGCGATGTCTGGATATACATTATTTACATAGTATTGACTACCTGTTGCATTGTATTTAATTACGTTTATATTTTGGTATCTGTAAGGCATTTTTTATTTATTATCCAGTTTGAGGAACGTAATCGAAGTCTATTGGTTCTTGTATAATTGGAGGATTTTTTAACGACTCTCGTAATTGCTGAGTATTGAAATCTAATAAAGCTTGGTATACTTTATTCTCTTCGTTTATTTTTGTTTGAGCAGTATTAATATCTTCTTGTCTTTGTTGTTCTATTTTTTGAGTAATAGAAGTATAATTAGTCGCATTTTGTACAACATTATTATTTGCTATCAATGCTGGCACTTCAGTTTCTGTTCTTCTTCTTGGTAAAATATCCATAATTGGTTTGAACGATATGCTTACTTCAACTAGATGTGGTAGTTGAGGTTTATTTTCTGCAGCCACATCGTTTATTTCCCAAGTCGCTTGACCATCTATAGAGACATTTACGCTTTCTAAAAATCCTGGGGTTCTGTATATGTAATCGCCTATTGTTAATCTAACTATAGGCGCTCTCATAATTGAGGTAGTTGGACTATAATCAGGATAAACTTGACTGATTAGATCGTTTAATTTTTGATACAACGGCTTTAATTCAGCTGATGATTGTGAAAATATTTTAAAACTAAAAGATATTGATCTATCGAATCCTTGATAAGTTCTAAAATTTTCTCCTCTACCCAAATATTTGAAAGAGTTTAATTCAGCTGAGTGATTGTCTGTTATGCTTCCTAAAAATGCTCTAAATACTAGCGCTTGAGATCTACTAGGATTATCGTTTGAAATTGCTTCGAATGCAAATTTAATGATATCTTTATTTTCTGTAGCATTGTCCCATGGTGATGTGCTATTATTAAAAAATTTTGCTGCTGAAGCATTTAATTTATCAACACCATTTAAATTGCCTTTTAAAAATTTTACTATGTATCCAGGATTTCCCGTATTTAATTTATTCTCTATGCTATCTGTGGTGTAATTCCAAGCTCTTGATTTTTGTGCTGTATTAGTCACATCCAATCTAAAGTCAGAAATAACAGGAACTCCAAATTTTGTAGCTTTTCTATTCGGATCCATTAATTTATCGTAAGTCAATGTAAATTGATTCGATAATTTTGTAGAATCAACAAATCTTCTAATAACTGTTTTTCCAGTTCCGTATGTAGAACCAGGCCCTTGTAAGTAATCGAATAAAATATTTCTATTTAAAGAGAAGCCTAAATCGTTGTATAAAGTTACATCTGCTAGTGCTGAATTCGTTAAAGTAGAAACCATTTTAGTTTTGTAAAAAGCCACCAATCTATTCGTCTTTCCGTTATTGCTTGGTAGTGCTTGTGCTCCTACAGTATCTGCGTAGAATTTTTGGCCTGGTTGGAACGCGTTTAATCCGGCTCTATTTCCATGGGTGCCTGTACCCGCTGTTGCCACAGAATACAAAGTATTTGCGCCGGTTGCATTATATACCCACGTATTTGGAACAGTGCCAGTATAAATCTGGTCAGCTAGGTTGTCTCTTGTTTGATAAGTATATTGAGTCTCTATTCTTGGATTAGACTTCTGTAATAAGACCTGCTTTGTTAAGAACGCTTTACCTCTTGGATCGTCTTTTAAAAATTTAGAAATTCTTAGTGCGTCTACTTGTGCTGCCGGACTCAAGTATTGTTGACCTGTAATTGATGCAGCAGAACCGCCTCTTATAGGAAAATCCAAAGAGGTTCTGTTTGTATTGTAGTAGTCTCTAATAGACTGCGCAACGTTTTGATCGTCGATGGGAAATTTAACATAAGGTTGATCTGAACTTCCACCACCCGGTCTGTCCATTCCGTACTTTAATGTTTTAAAGTCGGTTTTTATTTCAAATAGCTCTTTCTGTCTTATGTTTCTTACTGGCATGGTTTCTTTTATGTAAATAGATTGCCTCTATCGAATTTTGAATATTGATTATTTTCGAAACTATTCAATATTAAAGCGCCGACTTTAGTATCTCCCAAGAAAATTGGAGCTGCAGCGATTTGTATCTTATCGTTTGTTCCGCCTCTTCTATTCATCTGCTCTAGTAATTCGTTTGTTCTTTTTGTATTTTCTCCCATTTCTTTAACGTATTGGGCAGAATTCTTACCAAAATAAAATTCTCCTTTATCTATCACAGCGTTTCCAGATTCTTGAACTACTCCACCGTCTGCAGCTTTTGGTTTAGATAGTTGTCCTAAATTAGAACTTCTAATAGTACTTCCAAAATCTTTTAATTGATCTCCGTAATCCTCTCTAATTTTGCTATCTCCAATCAAGAATATATTTGCTATTTTTGAAATAGCATTTACCATAGATCCTGCAACGTCTAATACTTGAGCAAAGAAATCTTTAACGCCGTTTACCATACCCATAATATTTTCAGGTTTAGACATCCAATTAATTGCTTTGTCTATAAACTGAGATACTCCTGAATTTGATACTAAATCTACGAAACCTTGTTTAATTTTATCTATTAAAGCCGCAAGTTTTTCTTGAGCAGATCCATTAGCTAAAGCTTGATACTCTTGTTTTTCTTGTTCGGTAGTAATAGCCGCCATTGTTGTGAAAGTCTTCTTGGCTAATTCGTATTTTTTTTCTGCGCTATCTGTATCTTTTGCTCCAATCTTATCTAAGAATTCTTGCTTCTTTAACATTTCACCCATAGAATCTCTAGTCATACCAAAAGCACTAGCCATACTTTCTGCAGCAATTCTATTTAGCTTTAAGAAATCTCCTGCGCTACCTACTTGATCAGTAATTTCTTTCGCTGCACCGGCTAAATCGTTATTTAAGAAAGCCTCTCTTGCTTTGGATAAATTAATATCTTTACCTGTCAACAATTGTGCTTCCATCTCTTTTGAAATACTCGATTCAAAATCCAAGAAAGAATCAGCCATTCCGTCCAATTGTTTTAACTCAAGGCCCATTGCTTTTGTTTGCAATAACGCCTTTGTTAATTTTTCTGGATACTTAGCAAAACTTAAACCTAAATAACCGCCTAAATTACTAACATCTTTTAATACCGCTTTGTAGTCTTGAGTTGCTAAACCTGCTTTTTTAAGATTCGCGACTTGCGCTATAATATTTCCAACAATATTTTCTGATTCTTTTCCTGTTATTGTAGAAGCTTCTGCAATTCTAGCTTGAGTTTCTGCGTCTACTCCAAGAACTTGATTTAATCTAATATTAGTAGCAAGAATTTCATTAGATAAAATAGCTGTAGTTCCTAAAGTTTTGCTTAAACCAATTTGAGCTTCGTACAATTTTTTAGAATTTACGAAAGCATCGTTTGTATTATTTGCAAAATCGCTAAATTGATTTGCTAATTTTTGAGATTCGTCAGCGCTTAAACCGAGTTCGCGTCCCATTTTAACAAACTGAGAATTTGCATTAACAGCAAAATCAAAGAATGTCGCCATCATATCGACCAATCCTCCCAATAATCCGCCAACTAAAGGAATCTTTTCTAAGAATCCGCTAATTGGTTTTACTAAATTTTGAATAGGTCCGTCCGCTAATTCTCCTCCGATAGATTTCATTCCACTGGACAACATCTTAGTGGCTCCAGAAAACACATTCATTAAAGAGCTCCCAATCTTTCCTGCTATTAGCGCTAAAACTGCTGGATCTTTTAGAGAATTTAAAGCTCCTGTAAACATTGCGCTTAATCCGGATCCAAATACTTTAAAATTTGTAAGTAATTGACCAGGCGCGGCTTTTAAATTATTGACAACGTTTTTGAATCCATTTCCTAAAGCTGCAGGAGCATTTTTAATTCCTTGCATAAAAGATTGAGTTCCATCTTTTAATTTATCAGAAATACTTTTCGATTTAGGTATATCAAAAAGAGGAATAGGTTTTTTGCCTTGCTCTTCTCTTTGTATATTAATCGCTTGAATTCTCTTATTTCTCTGTATTAATTCTTCTTTCTGAGCGTTTAGTTCGTTTTGTGCTTGAATTTTTCTGGCTTTATCTACCATCGCTTCGTAAATAGAATCTCCTAAACCTAATTTTTTAGAAAAATTCTCCATTGCAATACCAGAAAGACCTATAGAATTTTTAATTTCTCTTTCTTTAGATAACTGTTGCTCTAATTCTTTTGTCGTAGCCGTAAGCACTTGTTTGCTCTTTACTCTAGCAATGTATTCTCCTTGAAGTGGAGTTAATTCTTGAGATTCGCTATCTATTCTAGCCTCTATTAAATTTAAGGACTGTTTTAAAGACTCTATTCTAGTTCTATCACCTTTTGCGCCAGCTTCTCTTAATTGACTTTCTATTTTGTCTTTATCACTTAATAAGCCTAAATACTCTTGAGCTCCATTTAATTGTTGCTGTCCAGCAATTTTTAACTTAATCTCTGTTTCTAATATCTTAGAAGCTTGAATAAACTCTTGAGATCTTGTCTTATTAATGTCTTGCTGAATTCTTTTGATATCCAGACTGGAAGTTCTGAATCCATCTATAGAAGATCTTACTTTATTATAGCCAGTAAGTAATTTACCCAATTCCCTAACCTGATCTTTGATAATGTCATTAAAGTCATTACCATCCCTTAATATCTGTTTTAACGAGTCCCTTAAGTCTTTAGCTGAATCTGCTGCTTTAGCAGATTGCGATGCGTCCATACCGGGACCTGAAGGGTTATTAGGATCTGACATATTGATTGTTAACTAAAAATAAATATTTAAGCCTTTGGTTTTACCTTAGATACAAACGTGGGCTTGTCTTCAGACTTTGGCTTGGCAAACTCTGGTATGACTACTTTTGAATTATCTGTCTTGTTTGTGAGGACTTTATCGTTATCTTCTTGCATTTGACGCTGCCTTTCTAAGTGTTCGTTGATCTTTTTAATATTGAAACGACGCTTAGGTACATCCATCTGCCAAACTTCAGTGTAAGTAAAACCTCCACCACCGTGATATACGAGGTCAAAAACCTCGGTCATGAATACTGACCTATATTCCGCTCCCGGGAAAAAAGAATTCCGCCGTCATTGGCATGTCAGATGTGACCTCCTCTCCACCTTTTGTAGTGAAAGTGATCTGACTATCGATGTCCGGAGTCATAGAATCTATATAACGTCTTAACGGCATAGAATCTATTGAAAGTAGGGCACCGCTGTCGATGAACTCTCTGATGGTCTTTGTTGAATAATCTCCGTTAACCGAAGTAATTTGATGCTTTAATTTGGTAGTCAACAAACCTGGTGCTGCGTCTCCCAAATTCTTTTTCAAGCCTTTTACCTCTTCGTCGATCTTCTTGTCGTCTGAGATTGTAAGTAATTTGAATGTAATAACGTTCTTAGTGCTTGGCAATTCGAAAGAGTACTCGTTCTTTTCGTTCAATGCACTAACGTCTACGTTTTTGTATCCAACTGACTGTAAGTTACCAACAACCGTCTCAACTTCTCCTGTGGCAGGATTGTAGTAGTCAAAAGAGTAGTCTTTACCGTAAGCCAATATACGAGCGGCTATAAGAAGCGCATTGCGATCGCCCAGAAGCAGATCCTCATACTTTATTGGAGTTTTAATAAGAGATTTAAGCATGTTCTCAATAGCTAGACCTTGACGTAACAGGTTAGCATTGGTGAGAATGTCTTCCTCTCTAGCGGTCATGTATTTTAACTCAATTTGACCTGACGATGCAGGATTTTCTTTTGGGTAGATCAAGCCTTTTGAAGGAAGATCTATCATTTCGGTAGGAACCTGAAACTTTTCTGCCATAAACTATGTATTTTATTTATAAATATACCCCATTAAAATTTCCGGGAACAAAAAAAGACCGCAGTGAAGCGGCCTTTCTTATATTGTATGTTATTAGTATACTAGAAGTTCAAGATAGCGTAGTCCATACCAAGACTTAAAGTCAATTCGGTAGGATCTGAAGTAGACCAGTCGTAAGTTCCGAAGTTTGCTTCTTTGATGAAAGCGCCCTTACAGATCCACTCAGATACGATATCACCAACTGGACCCAAGATTGATAAATTGATATCTTTCTTGTAAAAGTCAGAGTAACCGTTTCTACCGGTAACTGATTCATGGTGTAAACGTACCCATTCCATAATAGCTTCTTGGCCTGATGGACTGATTGGGTTGTACAATGACAAACTGATATCTTTCCATTCAGCTTTACCTTTGATCTTACGGTAAACGTTGATATGGTCGATTTTGATCTCATTTAAAGTGATACCTGGAGCATCAGCTTTTTTGATCATATATGAAGGGATGCCATCAATGTACATTACGAAGCGATTTGATACTGTTGGTTCAAACGCTGTAAACATGATTTCATTTGGGTCCAATACTGGCATGGTCTATTGATTTAGTTATTTCTTTTATAAATATCGTTATAACTTATTTTTTCTTTTCTGCAACTTTCTTCTTAGCTTCTGCTTCTTTCTTTTTCTTGTCTTCAGCTTTCTTTTTATCGTCAGCTTCTTTTTTCTTTTTATCAGCAGCTATTTTTTTAGCGTCTTCTTTCTTAGCTTCGTTCATAGACTCTGCGCCTTTTCTAGCCCATTTTGTTTGTAAAAATTGCGAAATTTGACCAAGGTTTACTGTAGTTTTTTTAAGCAAGTCTCTTTGTTGGGGATCCTTTTCTACGTTTATTTCTTGCATTATCATTTTAAGCGCTCTGTTAACAGCTTCGATTGTTTCTGCATCCAGTCCTCTTGTGCTGCCCTCTTTTACAGGAGTTTCAGTTTCTTCTTTGATCATTAACTTAGCCTTTACACTCTCGTATAAATGTGCTGGTACTTTAATTCTAATGATTGTATTATCGTTCATTTTCTATTTTATTTGATATTATTGGCCAAATGTTGCTCCTGTAGGTAAAACGTTGAAGTCTAATTGAATAAACTCTGCAGTTTTAGTTGGTTGTAAGTAGATAGATCCAACTAATTGGTTTCTATCGATTACATCAGGAGTATTATTACTATCGTCCATTACTACTTGGAATGCGTACAAACCTTGTCTTTGTTGAACTGACTCTAAATAAGGGTTAACTTGACTTAAGAATCTGTTACGAGTAACTTGTGTGTTAGGCTCGAATACAATAGTTTGTGCAACTTGACCGATGTAGTCTTTAAGAGCGATCAACAATCTTCTAACGTTAACTCTATCTAATGCAGATGGTCTGCGTTGTAAAGTCTTTTGACCGTAGATAACTGTACCAACGCCTGGGAAAGTAGCGATTGGGTTGATTGAACCTTGGTAAACTCTATCTCTATCGTTAGAAGATAATTTACGCTCAGGTTGAAGAGCTGTTGGTAAACCGCCTCTGTTTAAACCGGCTGGTGCGAACCATTCTGCTCCAACTCTATCGTTGTATTCGTAAGCAGCAGGAACAATTGTAGAAGCTGGGATAAATGCTAATTTACCAGTCTCTCTTGATCTTACTTGAACCCAAGGCCAATAAGCTGCGGCGTATGAGTTATCGAATCCAGCAGCTTGAGAAAGCAATGTAGGAATAGATTGACCGTAACCAACCATATCAACTACAGCTATAGAGTCACCTCTTGTTTGTGCTGTGTTAACTAAGCTTGTTACTTGGCTTGTAGCGTTTACTGCTGTTAAGCCTGGTGCATATAATATGTTGAATTTATAAGAGTCTTTATTTCCTAATAAATTGATAGCTGT